TCCCAATCCTTAGCCTTTTTCTCATATGCATCTTGGAGTTCGTAGCACAGGCTAATGCTCAAAGAATACATAGCAGAGATTTCTTTGATCTTGCTAGATGTAACAGTACCGTTCAAAATATGAGTAGGATTAGGCATCTGCTTGGCCACACGACGGTGTGCCATGAACTTAATTGCCAATCCTTCACCAATTGCACCAGCAACTAAATCAGTCAAAGTGCTGTCATCCAAATCGTCATCGTGTAGCAATTCGCTAACAAAAGACCAAGAACGCGGAGTAGCGAACGCACGGCTTGAGCTCTTTGGATCAAAGTCATACAAGTCTTGTTTGGCAAAGCCAACATAACCAACAACTTGCTCATGCACCTTGTTTTTAACAGCCCATTCTTGCCAATCTTCAAAGTCACTTTTCAGTTCAACGTGGACAAAACGGTTAGCCAACGGCGCAGGCATGCGGTAAGTAACACCTTTGTCTCCCTCACGGTTACCAGCAGCTACAATGCTAACACCCCTTGGTAACACATAAGTACCAACACGGCGGTTCAACACTAACTGGAAAGCCGCTGCCTGTGTAGCAGGAGCCGCAGAGTTCAACTCATCCAAGAACAGGATAGCAGTAGACTCGGGATCAGTAGGCAGTTCTGCAGGAGGTGCCCAAGTCATTGTGTTTTCAGTGGAGTTGTAATAGGGAATGCCCTTGATGTCAGTGGGTTCCCAAAGGCTCAAACGGACGTCAATAACGTCGCGATCTTGTTCGTCGCCGATCTGTTTAACGATATCAGATTTGCCAATACCGGGAGGGCCCCACATGAACACGGGACGCTGGATTTTAACGCACTTGCGGATACTCCGCTTTGCTTGATTAGGAGTAACTGTACGATTAGTGCTGATTGATTCTGCCATAGTGTAGTCTTTCTAAAAAGTTAATTAGCTATTGAACGTAATTTATTGCTTCAATACAGTAATTATACAGCAAATCTACTGGTTAGTCAAGCGGTTTCTTACTTTAGCATCGGTGAATCTAGCAATATTTCCAGAAAACAGGATCATTTGAACTGCTATTTTTTCATCGAAAAGGAATATATGCTTGGTGCTGAGATACCAAGGGCAATCTATGAGATTATCCAATCTTATGATAAGTTGGTTGTTGTAGTCAATACCGTCATCGATATCAACCTTATGGCTTCTGAGATGAGCAGATGCCCTAGCAAATCCTTCATCAGTGAATCGAAGCCCGCCCTTGATTTTATTCCTTGGATTCTGCCACCAAAGAGTGTTTAGTTGTTTTAAAGATTTTTGGTCTGTATCTAGACCCCATTGCTCTGCAAGATATTTGGTTATATCAAGTTTCTGATTCATCGCTTAGTTTTTTACCAGTGGTCAATTGATAAACACTAAAATCTTTAACATTGAACATTTTATTCAACTTGTTAGCTAGATTTATAGCATGACCACTATTTGAGAAAGATACTTTTTTATATTTTGGACCTAATTGATTTGCTACTAAACTGGTAATTTTTAAATTGATAGGTTTATCTTGATAGAATACTGCCCAAATAGCATCGGCCTCTAAGATCTGTTCAGTCTTATAAGTTTTTTTATTTGTTAATTCTAATAGTATCTTAGGTTTTGGCCTACTCATATATACACTCCAAATGTGCGTATATATTTAGCTGTTTATTTAGAAATTTCCACCGTTCATTTTCACTTCGATAGATGCTGGTGCAGCAGGAGCGGCTGCAATTTTATCTAATATTCCGCTTAGTCTAGTCATTACCACCGCTAGGCTATCATAAAGATCGGTATATTCTTTGCTTGACATCACTAGTGTTTTTTGATTAGTCTTTTTAGCAACCCTAGCCTTATTCAAAAAATCTTCTATAGGGTATGTGTCTAGTTGTTGCATGATTGATTGGCCTTTTTCAATGCTATTTTTGATTCTTCTTCAGTTTTCCAAGGTCCATGATAAGGATAACGTTCTAGCGTAATCAATTTTGGGCAGAAACTTTTAACCCACCCCTTGCGGAATTTGATTATATAATGTCCCGCACAATGTTGGCTCTTACTCTTGCTACGTTTGGTATACAAGGGAAGTTTTTTCTGTACGTTGTACAAGGGATCGTATGGTTTAGATTTGCAGGGATAGTCGTATATGACATATTCAACTGGCCCAGCAATTTCTTTTTTGACTTTTTTAATGCTTTCTTCGAAAACAGATACACCAAATGCCGATGTTACATCAGACAGACTTTTGAAAGGTAATGCTCTGCCTTGCTTGAGTAGTACATAACCCTTTTTAACTTTGGCAATTGATCCGATTTTTTCGCTTCCGTCTTTAATTAACCATTCACGGTCGGGGATTAGAGTTTTAGCAGTGGAATTCATAGGGTATATCTCGCATTGAGTGGCTCGGCATAACTTGCTACTTGCTCGCCAACTTTAGTCAAATCAAATTCTGCACAAAATTTCAGTAATCTAACACCCACTTGGGAAATATCTTTTCCGGCAGTAGTTGCTGTATCGATGGTGCCTTTAATGATAGCTTTAATATCTTCGGGCTGTGCAGATAGATCGCATAATTGCACATTACGATTGTAGTCGTCGAGGACGCGATGTTCGACACCTTCGTGGTCCAACCAACGTTGCAACATCATATTGTTCCAACCATAGCCTTTTTTCTCTCTGTCAGCAAATGCTTCGCGCAGACCGACTTTATTCTTAGTGCCCTTTTCTCTAACACCGGGATACGCTGAGAAGACATTATCACTAGTATCGCCGCGCATACACTTTTCAAATAGTAGCCATTTAGGATCGGGCGCAGGCTTTTCTAGTTTCGTTTTCTTATCGATAACCCTCTTGCCCTTGTTGTCAAAATAACCTTCGTGTGTTACAGTGATTTCCATTATGCCATTATATTGCCGAACATTTGGCGCTATCAATTGTGCAAAATCGCCATCAGTACTGATAATAACATGGTTATCATGGGGATGAGCTTGCACGAATCCGGCAATTAAATCGTCAGCTTCTAGCTGAGGATGTTGTAATACAGTGCTATTAGTCTTGTTGATGATATAGTCTTTGAACTGATCAAACGTCTCCCAAAACACCCGATCTTCTTCTTGTTCTCGAGGACTTTGTGCAGCACGACCCTCTGCACGTTGTCGTTTGTAGGGAGGGTAATAGTCTTTGCGCCAGCTACGACCTTCTAAACAGAAAACAATATGATCACCTCTAAAGTCTTTCCATGCTTTGCGAACGCTGCCAAGTACAGTATGGATACTCATACCAATCTTGTCATTAAGATCACCTCTAATGACGTGCCGCGCACGAAAGAATGTGTTAGCTGTATCAACTAGTATGTATGTTTTGTTCATTAAATTTGCTTGGTTTTGATATAACAGGCTTTGACTTGCTTTGCACCAACTTCAACAAGTTGAAAATTGTTACTAATTAAATCGTCGTGTATGGGTTGATGATTATATTTGTTGATATCATCAAATACAAATTTTGTACCTACTACAGATCTGGGATAGAAAAATTGAATTTCTTCAAGAACTGAATTACTTACGTGGGGACCGTCGAAGAAAACAAGACTATATTGATTGACGATTTGTTTATGCTCTTGATAGAAAGGAAATCCGTCTTGAAATCTATCAAAATATTCTGTATCTTCTAAACACAGTACCACTACATTGACAGGTTTATCTTTTAGATATTCGTAAATATTTGTCATTGCAGTATTACGCATATCATTAGTGTAATCAGATTTGGATTTACTGAATTCGCTATCGTAGAAATCAATATTTCCATAAGGATCTAAACAAACAACATTTCGATTTAAATCATTTGCTGCCAATAGGCCTTCAACAATATATTGTAAACTCCCACCAAGGCGTGTTCCAATCTCGCAAATAGCACCATCTATATTTTTAATAGAAGCCGCAGCACGATATAGCACATCATAATCGGAACTATCAGTTGATAGTTGTAAGTTATTATCCATTTTTATCCTATTTCACTTCTACCGTCTTCGCGTAACGCTCGATCAACAAATCCTGCACCGCGACCGTTCATGTCAATGCCTGCATCACCACCTAAATTTCTACATAGTTCACTGAACCATGCATCCACAATTTCTTCATCAGTCGATCCAGCATATCCTTCTGTACGTAATTGTAACACAAAATACTCGTTCCAGTCAAGCTCAAAGAACCCATTTCGAATATTGTCTTTGTTGACATGAGTGTTCATTACCGCCACCCACGGTTCTTTG